ATTCATTTCTGGCTAACTTGTTTCTCATCAGCCCTTCATAGGAATTAACAAATCCATTGAGTGATACAGCTTGCCCCGCCTTTCTCCCTCCGCCAGTGAAAAGAAAGTGCAAAGCACTGGATGCCACTTCGCCGCGCATTTCGCTGGGGATATTGTCCATGATTTCTTTTATTTTTGTTGCATCACCCTTAGTCGCAGCGGTTACCGCCCCTTTTAATGACGGTATAAGGGATTTGCCGATATCCCTACCAAAGAGTTCTTTGGACTGGTATTCGAGCTGCTTTCTCTTCGCTACCAACTGCTGAGCTAAGTCAAATACAGAATCAAGGCCATTGGTGTTATCCAGGGATGTCATTTGATCCCCTCGCAGGGCTGAGCCGATGAGTTTTAGTTTACCGCGATCAGTATTTGCGTACGGGTCGTTAATGCCTCTTTTTGTTTTTTCCACATCCTTTCTGAGTTTATCAAGGGCGTGATAAGTAGGATTAACCTTCTTCCCATCAATTATTTGTGGTGACAAATAACGGAGCACATCTTTTTCAACCGGATCAAGTAAATCAGCTCGCCCTCCAAGCCTGGCTATCTCATCGGTAACCAGTTGCAATACCCCCTTCGCCTCAACCTGCATGTTAGCTGGTACGCTTGAGGCTATCCTTTTGTATAAAGAATCGGATTCAGTCGTTAGATCGGTGATCGCCTTATTGATGCTGCTTTTTACACTAAAATCCAGCGCAGACAGGTCTTCCACCCCACCTGCATCCGCAATTAATTTATCTGCCCGCCTGGCTATCTGCTCGACGGCTTCCCCCTCGACCGGTGACAGAATGCTTGCAGGCATCTGTTTAAGGGCTTGATAAAATTCAATGAATTGCGTATTACCAGAAAAGAAACTTGCAGGTATTAAATCAGGATTCAAGCCTAACGCCTCTGCTGCTTTAATTCTCGCCTCAATAGGCATAGCTTCCTGAGCTAATTTACTAAAATCACCTCGTAACCCCTCTTTTGTTGCTGCGATCAGACTGGTCTGTTGTGCCGCTGGAGATAAAATTTCTCTTAATGCCTCTGGTGACAGCCGGGCGTTTATTTCACTCAGGGCAACATTAAGATCGCCAATCTCACGCAATGCAGCAGCCTGTTCGGCTGCGCTGGCTTCTGGCGAGAGGCTGGATAATATCCTTGACGTTTCCGCATCAACCGCTTTCTTTAAAGCAGTGGCAGCATCTTTAGCGGAGGTGCCTGCTTTCCCCCTGATTGAGGAGACAAGCCATTTTGCACTATTAATAACACCGGGTGGCAATGCCCCCAGCACAGTGAAGAGCGCCACATCACTGGCGCTAATATCCTCGCCACCCATCGCTTGCGTAGCTGACTCCAACCCCAATTCAGTTACGCCTGTCAATGCGGCAATCTTGGCAACCCCCATAATTCCAGCGCCTGCAATTCTTGCCACCGGAGCGAAGGCTAGAAGTTCAGCAATAACACTCGCAACATCCTGAGGTGATAACCCTGGCTTGTTTAATGCATATGAACCAGATGGTAAATCAACGATATCATTGCCCATCCCGTCTTTGCGCAGCTTCCCGCCCATTTCTGCGAGAATTTTTCTCTGTGACTCATCGCTTCCAAATAACTGCATCCAGGTCATTTTCGCAGCTAACGCTGTGAGCGTGTTGAGCTCTGGTGCATTACCTACTGCCTGTAATGTTTCCATCTCCTTAGTCATTCGACTTGAGCCGGTCACCACGTCCAAAGCCTTATCGATCCAGCCAGGCTCTTGAGGAGCTGGTGAACTGGTGGCAATTGGGTATTGTGAAAAAAACTGCTGGCGAGCCTCTTCAACATCAGCCCCAGCCTGTGGTGCCACGATCTCATTGAAATATTGGTTTTGCGCTTCCGCTTTTTCTTCAGGACTTAAACGCTGGTATTGGTCTTTTGCGACGACGTCCTTCCATTTAAGTGCCATAAGTCAATCCCATAAATTTGAGTGATCGTTGTTTTTAGTTGGCGGTGCGTTATTCGCTGACGGTTGGGCGTTAGCCTCTCTGACATCCTCATCCTCCAGGTACGCATTAAGCTGCTCAAGGGAATAACCCATAGCAGCAGCATCTTGCGCGTTCGCCGCAATGAGCTTGCTGTATTGAGTCTCGATATCTTTGAGAGACTGAAGAACAACCTTATCCCCCTGAGTAACATCAAGCTTGGCGATTAAGTTTAAAACTCGCTCACCCTCAGCGTTGGATAACGCCCCCATTCCCTGAAGGTTTTTAACGTTCGCCAGAAATTGCCCTGACTGCATCGATGCAACCAGGTTGCGGACGCGAACGCCTTTATCACCCAGAAGCATTTCAGGCAAGCGGCCCGTATATGGACCCACACCTTCAGAGAGCATGGGGATAATCTCCTGTATTTGCTTGAGCCCGCGGTGCAATCCCATCTGCGCAGTGGTAAATGCAGCGTCTCCAGCCTTCCAGTCTTTGGCGGCCTTAAGCTGTGCGCCAGTAGCGGTTTTCCCGGTGCGTGGGTTTACGCCAGTTTGCAGCATCTGAGTGTTATATTTATATGAAGAGAGTGGATTGCCGTTGATATCGGCCATCACATCGAGTCCGCCAGCTTGATCAAATTTCATTTTCTGGAAATCAAGCATGTCTCTTCTGTAGTTATTGAGATTTGCCGTGTTCGCATTACGACTAGCCTGGTTAGAGTATCCCAGCGCAATTTGCTGCTGCCCCAACGAAAGTTGCTGTGCAAGTTGCTGCTGACTTATGCCGTAGTCCATGATTTCTTTTGGTGCAAGCGTGCTCAGGGAAAGCTTTTGCGCCCAGCTTTTCCAGGCATCCAGCCGTTTTGGATCAGCGGCCGCCGCCCCCAGTTCGTTTACCACTCCCTCAGCGCTAAACGGGCCGGATTTATCAAACAAATGTGAATTCTGTTTAACGTATTCCTGCGCACCGGCCACATTGCCACTTTCAAGCAGGCCGCTGAGCTGGATAGCCATACTGCCAACCTGCTGGCGATGCTGATCATCACGTACACCCAGTGATTGCTGAATTTTCGCCGCGTACTCAGGAAACTTTGCAATCACACGCTGCACAGCATTAGGGTCATTTGACATCCAGGCAGCATCAAATTCCTGCCGCGCGCTTGTCAGACGGTCGCGCTCATCCATTTTCACAGACATGTCGAAGCCGCGCTGAAATAAGTCAGCAGCACCTTTTGCCGAGTTCAGACCAGACTGATCAGCCTGGCTTGCCATGCCGATGTAATTCGTCGGATTATATCTGCTTCCAATGGCCATATTATTTCCCCTTCCCTTTACCCATACCGAAGTAATACGGCATCTGGAACAGACTACGCTGCATGCCATAGTACGGTGCGGCGGCGGCTTGCCCCTCAAGTTGTGCAGCGCCAGCCATAAGGTCAGTCGCATCAGAAAGATTATTCGATGCCCAGCCGCCCATGGTTTTCGTTGCACTCAGGCCTTGCTGGCTGATATCACCCAGGGTGTCTATTTGCTGGCCTCTGGCGGTATTCAGGCTCTTAAGGTAAGTCTGCCCCAGCTGTGTGGCCGATGATGCCAGCACGTTTGAGGTGGCGGTATTACCCATCGTGCCAGCGGCTTCGGCACCCGCCATCGCGGAATAGGCTGCCTGGTCTTGCTGTATAGCGTATTCCGGGCTGGCGTAATATTCCGAGAGCGCTACCTGGCTGTTGATCGGGTTGGCTATCATCTGCATCTGAGCTGTCAGCGCCCCCTGTCCAGCCTTCATATACGGCGAAATGGCGCCATATTGCTTTTCGGTCAGCGTCCCATAGGCAGGAGCCAGGCTTTTAAGTGCTGCTGCTTCAGTTTCCGCGCCTTTTTTGGCTCCGGCACTGCTGAGAATTCCCATAGCAAACCTCTTATTTATTCTGCTGCTTCATGGTGTTGATTTCATTTTCAAGGCTGTTTATCCGCTTCTTCAGTGCGGCCTGCTCCTGTGTGAGTAGCTGTATTGCCTGACTGGCGCTGCTGAGGCGTTTTTTTACCTCGTCATTGAATGCAGGCTGGCGACTGAAGAACGATTTCAGCTTTTCTGAAAATGTCGGGGGAAGCTCAGAGAGATGGATTTTTACAGTATTGAGTGACAATGGATCAGACATCAAACAACCCTCACATGGCAGGCAGACACCGAGAATGGCGCAGCGGACACAATGCGAAAACGAAACACAATCTCATCACGCACAAAGCCAACCCGCGCCAGTTTCGGCTTGATGTTGTGATGATGTGGCGCATCAAAATGCATCTGCGTTTCGACCGGGAACACCACGCCATCCGTGGAGGCAGCCGCAAAGATGTGCTGAGGATGTTTTGCCAGCCCCGTGGCCACCGACAATTCAAGGTCAAACAGTTTTGAGTTCAGCAAAGACAGTGTTGAGGTGTAAAACTGGTGGGGCTGCGGCTTACCATCCTGATCGGTTGATTGCTCACTGAGCTGGCTCACCGTACCGTGATGGGTATTCCCTGCTGTGATCACGCCGCCACGGGCAATAAAATCAATGGCTTTGTGCGGGGTGTTGACGTTGTCACTGCAAAGCTGAAACCAGGCTTTGCTGGTTTTGTCATGACAGAAAACATGATGGCCGAATCGCACAATGATTAAGCGGTGAATGCCGGTTTCCAGATATTCAACCACACCGGCGGCCAGCTCATCAGGGGTCGCTTTTGCCAGGGCATCAATGACGGCCGGTGACGCGATGTCTGTCGCACGGCCGCTGCCCAACAGGTAAACCGATACGCGGCCACCGGCGGGATGGCTTATCACCGCAAACTCTTTCCCCGCCAGCGCCTTGCAGTGTGGGCCTGCGATGCCGACCGCAATCATTGCGCCGGGCTGGCTACGGTAGATAGGTTGAGATGGGTCAGACTCACCGGTTAATGTAAAGAATTCCGTTGAAACCGTACCAAACAGGACAATGTCGTCGTTCAGTTCGCCAATGCCTACCGCCGGATCGGGAAATGACTCAGCTGTCGTGAACGGGCGATAACGGTCGGGCTTTGATTCGTTCGCTTCGGCGCTGATATCCGTCACGCCGAACGTATTGGTGCCTTTTTTAACCCAGGCGTAACGCGCACCGGCGTGAACAATATCCGACACGTAGCCTAAATCGAATTGCGCGTTTTTAACCGTCGTCGGGCTGACAATCTGCATCCACAGATATTGGGTATCATCCTCGCCGTCTGCGCCGTTCGCGTTGAGCGTATAGCTCACCGTAACGGTTGTGCCGGAGATATAGAAACCGTTAACCATAGCATCCGTAATAAACGGGGTTCCCGGTGGTGCAGGCTCCTGGCTGAAAGGCTCCAGGGCCAAATCCAGCTCAAGGGGTTCACCCACAGCGCCGGTGGTTGTGGCCGGTGTCAGCGTCAGAATGATTTTCCCTTTAAGCGCCATAGACTCCGTGATGTCGAGTGTGCCGTCATAACCAAATGCAGCACTGCCCTTGCCCAGGGGAATTTGCTCGCCAGGGAAGTATTCAGATTCAGGCCAGTTCTCAAGCACGCTGTGTGAGCCATCACCTTTAAAAACGTGCATCTTCCCGAGGCTGGAAACCGCCACTGACTTGATACTGCCCGCCATCGATACGCGGTCATCACCCTCGATTTCCGCCATTGGCTCATGATTGCGGTAGAGTTGCTTTCCACAGACACGCATCACAGCGGCATCAGCAGGATTCAGCAATGCGCCCCGCGATACTCCGTCAACATCGGCAATATTCTCCGTGCCAGGGAAAGCCCGCAGGACACTGGCGGTGTTAATAATTTTCGGGGGGATCATCAGCACATTGACCGGTAACAGCTCAACATACTGCGCATTCAGGGGGTTCTTGCCCATTCCCCGCCCGAGCTGGAGTGTCGTGATTTTTCCGTTTCTCATTACCATTTTTTCGCATAACTCCCGGAGCCGCCAATTGCCCACGGTGACGCAGGTTTATCCGGCACGTTGATAAAGTACGCCGCCAGTTGCAGCGTGCCGTTATAGGCTTCTGTCGCAAGATTGGGGGAAACGGGAAATTCAAACAGCAGGCAGAGCCGCACCGCCAGATTACTGGCAACAACCGACTTCCAGCGCAGTTCGATCATCGAATCCTGGCCTGGTAGCGGGCTGTTATCTTTGGCGGTGTCATCCGGTAACGTGAACTGATAATACAATTCCCATCCCTGCCCCTGCCATTCCGCCATCATCGCTTCAAGCTCTTTCAGGCTGTCTGACATCGTCACGCCGGAAAATCCGGTCAATGACTCACCCCGCCCCACACCTGTCTTTGCCAGCGCTGCATCACACAGTTCTTGTTTGGTTATCATCCGTCACCTCAGAAAAAGCCCCTTTCGGGGCCGTGAGAATTAACCTTTTTTAGACGCTGTGCTCATCGTCGCGGTTGAAATCTGGTTAGGGAGAATGATGCCGTTCATCTCCGGGTTCAGGTTGTTGACACCGAAGAAGACCAGCCATTTAACGGCGTAAATCACGCTCTTGCCGTCCAGCCAGTAGAGCATGGCAATAGGCAGGCCGAGTTTTTTGGTGGTCGCCTTCATAAAGCGAGCGCCGCCGCTGATATTACCGAGGTTGTCGAAACTGCCGAGAATGAGCTCAACGGAATCTTTACGCCAAAAAGAGGTAGGAGCCTGATCGGTGTTGTTGATGACGCTTAGCGCCACACCGGCCGCTCCTTTGGTCGTCACGTTCTGGTATGGACCATCTGGAATGATTGGTGGGCAATAGGTGACAATCGCCCCTTCAACTTTAACGACGCGGAAAGTCTTCAGGCGTGGTGTGGCGGTTTTCTTAATGTGATGGACGGCGTACACATCCGCAACGGTAAAGGCATCACCCGGACGGAGTTCGCCCGCCGTAATATCAACCGACATGGTGGCAAAGCGGTTATCAACCGGAACCTCACCATTGCCGCCGTTGTTTGTGGTCATGGCTTTAGGCACATAGGCCACATCTGCCGTTAACGTTGCAGTCACGGCCACTGTCGGAGCTGGAATGTAGCCGGTGTAATCCGTCTGGAAGGTTTTGAAGCCGGCGATGTTAGGAATGCGGGCTTCATCCCAGGCCGTCTTCACATCCCCCTGATGGAATTGCTTGGATTTTAATTCGTCAGCAATATCAACGTAGTGCTGTGGAGACAGGAACATAGAGCGTTCCGATCCCATCTTCACCCCCTGCTCATTCATGACTGCATCAGCCGTCGCCCCCATTTTCCAGTTCATCGGGCCGTTGCCGGTGATCACCAGTGAACCGGTGCGAGCGACTGTTTCAGCGACAGCCAAATCAACGTGAGCGGCAAGCTGCAGTTGCGCTGCGGCGGTTGCGGTGGCCATATTGCTCGGGTCCTGCATCTCCTGAAGGTTTAGCGCAATCTCGATATTGCCCGGACTGTTAAGGGAGGCAGGAACGCTGAGTTTTTGTAATGTTTCTGGATCAACGCCAGTGGTGTCCCAGCCAGAACGAACCTGCAAAATAGCAGGCTGCGGGCGCCAGAACGTATTGTTTGCGCGAGACATGTCTGTCGCTGGCGGGGTGTGTTTTGCCGCCTGCTGAGCAAGCACGACTGACGCGTCAAAACCTTCCACTGTCTGGTCAAAATACACCTGGAGGTTTTTAGTTAAATCATTGGTAGTTGGCATAAGTATCCTTAAATAAAAAAACCCGCACGCGGCGGGTTGGGAAATTTTGGGGTTAAAAAAACCGGCGATTGCCGGTGATTATTTTTTCTGGTCGCGTTTTTTAGCGCGGAGCTCGATGACTTTCGTTCTGTCCCCCGTGCGTTCTGCTTCCTCCTCTGCCTGAGCCAGTTCGGCATCGAGAGACTGAGGACTGCCGCCGGATACCTCCGGAATGGCATTCACCTGCTTACCCGGTGCATCAGGTGCACGTTGAGATTTCTTGCTGATATCCAGGAGCATGGCGCCAGCAAGGAAGGGGTTGTTGATTTCGTTGAGCTGCTTCATCAGTGCAGGATTACGGCCAATGGCGGCGATCATTTCCGGTGCGTTGGTAAATGTGCCGTTTTGATTGCCAAACAGAATGGCCGCCAAAACGCCCGGATTCAGGTTGTCATCGACATACTTTTCAATGCGGTCAAAATCCTTCAGCTTCAGCGCGGCATCTGCACGCTGTTGCACATAATGACCAACCGCCTCTTCAAATTGTGCTTTATGGGCTGCTTTGGCCTGCACCTGGCTGGTTTGCTGCTGTTTAAACTGCTCACGATCAGTGATGTATTGTTCAAACGCCTCTTCAAATGCTTCATCACTGTAAAACTCATCACGCTTTGGCTTTTGAGGTTCAACAACCAGCGCCTTGTGCTGGCCTGCATCCGCGCCAGTCTGTTGACGCAGCGCTTCAAGCTGTTCGCGCAATTCTTTTTCACGCGGTGTTTCATCCGGGATATTGAAATCGGGCAGAGGTGCGCCATCAAAGACGAGATCGGCAACCATGGTAATGATTTCAGGATTGTCGACGGTTCCAGGGATAGTTATTGCGCCGCTGTTGTCACCGTCACCAGGAGGCAATACAACGTCATCGCCTGGCGGGGTAATCGTGATGACCGGATCGGTTACGGTGATGTCACCTGTGGTGCTGCTGATGTCTGGATTATCCATTGATGTCACCTAAGAATTGGAGTTGAGAAGTAATGAGTGACTGCTGTCGCTCATGTAACGAATTAGCAATTTCAGTAATGGCACCTGCACGCGATACCTCGATATCACTGAGGTTTTTCAGCATTTCAGTACCTTTAAGCTGAATATCAGCTTCGGTATCAAAGACGCCGATCCCCGTGTCAATCAGCTGAGCTACAGACCGGAACATGTCGGCCTGTGCTTTCATAGCTGAAGACTGAGCAATAATATTTTCAGGGCTGTTTTGTGCGGCGGCGGCCTGCTGTTGCTGGAACTGCTGCACTTGTTTGGCTTCGGCTGGCGTTTCAGGCTCTTTTGCACCGGTCAGCAGTAACTGGCGGTTGACGGCGTTCTTCAGGTCGTCCAGCCCTTCACCGGCAATCTCATCGACCATATACAGCGCCATCTGAGACTGTATTTCAGGCGGGAGCGGGACGGCGGCCATGATGGCTGTCAAATTAGCGATAGCTTGCTGGCGGGAGCTGGCAAATGCAGGACCCACACCGACGACCACGTCATACTTACCCTGACTGAGGTCATTGAGGCCGATAACCTCGCCGGTTTCCTCATCCTTCACTTGCGCATTCAGTATGACCAGCTCGTCTTTGCCGTTGGGCTTCACTATCCGGACAACACGATCAGAACCGCTGACATCGCGCAGCATGGACAACCAGACGCGTCCGAGATGCCGGGTCGACTTCTTCAGGTTGTCGATGAAGTTGTAATCCTGCTGATCGGTTCGGCCTGCGATGGTGTTGACCGCCCGGCCTGAGGTGTTATTGGGTACGCCCTGCTCTGTGATGGCATTACCGGTCATCTGCGTGAGCAGGTTGTCAGCAGTGGCAATCAGTTGCTGTACGGCGGGGCTGGTGACCGTGGGCTGTGTCTGACTAAATGCAGGAGGAGAATCTTTGGGTAATGGGCCACCTGGCGGTAATGCTGCATCGTGCATGGGCATATAGGCTTTATCTGACGGGTCACCCCAGATAGTCTCATGCCCGGTAATGAATTTTGTATTGATGATCATCTTCGCCGGTCGGGCTTCAATGGCCTCTTTGGTCAGCATTGAAAAGCCAATGTTCAGCGCCCGCTGCGGGTCCATCGCCTTCTGCGTGAATCCTTCAACCTGTTCTTTACCTTCGTTATAGAAGCGCTTTCCATAGTAGGGAACGAGGGGGATCATCGTGCCAGGCAGTAGAACCGGCTCTTCTAAAATCCCTTCACCGTCAATGACCGTGCAGTAAACACGCCAGCGCTTTTGCAGCTCTTCGCCCGTCTTTTCGTAGCCATAATCAGCCAGCTCATCCTTCACCTTTTCAATGTCGTCTTCTTCATAGACAACACTGTGACCCGTGAGCGGGTTCAGGTAAGTGATAATGTTGACCTCCTCCTGGCGGCGCTCATAGTAACGGGCGATATACACCAGGTCTGAGGCAAACCAGTCGAAGTTGAAAGCGCTGGGTGATTCGAGAGAAGCGGGGTCTTTCTTATACTTCTGCTTATAGGCTTCATGAGACATGGTGAATTGCTCGAAAGCGTGCGTGCCGTCTGATTTGTCGTAACGTTTGGCAGCGGCATCAAACCAGACAGTAGTGTAAGCCTCCGGCACATACTCCATCACAATGCGCTTTACACCCTGCTGATCGGGTATGGCATCCTCGTTATCGGGTGCTGTGGTCAGGCGCAAACAACCAAACCCACCGGCTACCGCATCTTCATAGGCTGTGTCGCTGGCCTCTTCCCCTTCACAGCCGTTGAAATCAGCGCGAAACTTGCCGTTAAGTTTCTCAGCCAGTTCAGCAGACGCATCAGAATCACCAGGCCGAAACTTTACGCTGATGCGGGCATTCTTCCCTTCTGCAGTGATACGTTCGATGGAGTTGGCGGTTTTGTTAACCTCCAGCATCGGCCGCTTCTTCATCGTTTTTGAAGGGGTCCAGCCAGATGCGGTGTCACCCTCCCACTGAGCGCCGCTTTTACGTGCAAAACGAATGGCCCTGCGGATTGATTCACGTATGCCGGTTTGCGGAGTGTAGGCAGCATCGAACCGCTTGAGCGCGATTTCGTGAAACTCTTTCTTGTTTTTCATCAGTAATCCATCGTGTTGGGTACGTGATAGTTGTTGGGCTCGTCAGACGGTGGTGATTTAACGTGAGCCATTGGGATGGCATAGCGGCGCATCATGTAGGCATAGCGGAGCGCATCGAGCAGATCGTCACGCTTTTTGACAATCTGCCCTTTATCGTCACGGTGGTAAAAGTTGAACTCTTCGAAGAAATCACGCAGACCACGGAATACCTTGAGCTTGCCTTTGCGCATCAGGTCGAGCAGCTCAAACAATCCAGCCTCGACAGAGCGGGAACCATCAACCCACTGTGCGGGTTCGAACAGCATGAGAAAGCCCGCTTCCTCGTAGTAGCTCTTTTGCTGCTTACCACTACCTTTTTCGGTCTGCAGGCCATCACTAGGCCATGAGGTAGGCACGTTTTCTGACCAGGGTTTAGCAACTGCCCATGCTTCAGCCGGTGATGTTTGTCGGGCTTTCCATGCTTTGGTCACATAGAAAATATCGTTATCCGTATCCCATACGAACTGCAAATGCGCCTGCGGGTGATCCCAGCCGAAGTCCATGCCGTTGATAACGCGCCAGTGGTCGGGAATGGCGAACGGCTCACAAGTGACATACTCCTCACTGATGTCGTAAATGCGCCCATGGCCAAGCATAGGAACGCCCTTCGTTCGCATGTCTTTTTGGTGTTCGGGATATGACGCCAGCAGGTTAGCTTTCACTTCTTCCGTCAAGTGAGGGGCATCATCCCAGCCAGCATTAACAAGTACCTGCCCGGGAGCGGGATTGTCGCTGAAGTCGATAACCAGTTGTGTTCGACCATTCTCCGGAGTCAGTGTAAGAATGCCACGCCCACCACGGTTTTTGTTGCCAGTGGCAGTACGGGTTAAGACCTGCGGCCAGATTGCCGGGTCGCGGGGCTCTTCATCAACATGGAACCAGTCGACTTCATCCCCCATCAATGCGTGCTGCCCCTGGCTGTAGGACCAGAACTGGATAGTGCTGATACCGCCAGATTTATGCTTAATACGCAGAGTACGCAGCGCGGCGGCGACTCCCTGCATGGATTCATGCCCCAACAGGCGCTCAGCGGGTATTAATCCCCCCTCCCATTCATTACCCAGCTTTTTACCAATGAGCGGTGTTTGCAGCAGGTCGCGGCATTTTTCGCCTGAGTAACCCAGCAGCCATAGCAATGGCGGGAAGTCGAAGCGGTAGCCTGTCCAGTCATCGGGATAATCACCCGTTGCGTGAATCGCATCAATTCCCAGGCCTGTTTCAGTTTTACCCACGCGGTTAGCTGCAATCAGCCCGACCTGCGGATACTCTGCTGTGAGGGAGATAAAGTTACGCTGCCATGGGTATCGTGAGGCGAAAAAAAACCGCTCAAGGCGGCGGTTCTTACGTCTGCGCTCTTCTTCTTTACGCAGTTCTATTTCGGCGATCATTTCTTCACGGGTCATCACCAGCCCTCCGGCTCATCAGTCTGCTTTCTGAGGTGCCTCAGGTTTGATTCAAGTTCTTCATCGGTCATATTGCGATAACGGGAGCCACCTGCACCTTTGGCATCAGGGCCAATGAGCTGGCGAACCCGTAGCATGAGTGTCTCTGGCACAGGCAGCCCTTCAAACTCCAGCATTGTCGCAGCATCCTCTGGTGTGATTTCACCTGCAGAGTAACGCTTGAGAATGTCACGCCCGTAAGCCTTCAGCTTTTCGGCCTCAGGGTCACTGAAGGTTTGCTTTAGCCCCAGTTTTGCAAATGCAGCAAGGTCGTTATGATTGGGTAGTACATCATCCGTAATGATTTTACCGTCATCGGTTTCTTTAACTACCGTGCGCTTTTTTCTGACATCCAGGCTTTTACGAGCAGTATTGTTGATTTTTTCCATCACCTGGTGATGGGCCTCAGTAAAAGCCTTATCAAACTCCGGGTGCTCCTTACGCCAGTTGCGGATAGTCTTCTCGTCAATTTCCAGTCGTTTGGCAACCATGACGTTGCTTATGCGGTTACGGGAAAGCGCCATATCAATGACGGTTTCAGTGTATGACTTTTTATATTTATGCCGTGGAGACATGCGGCCTCCTCTTAATCTGCTTACCTCCTGCGAGGGCGAACGACTGTCCGCGTAGTGGTGGTGATGGTAGTTGTCCCATCCGGTCGTATTACCTTCTTAGTTGTCGTTGTTGTTCTCGATCCAGACGAAATAGCGTGTTTGGCTGCAATGACTTCTTCGGCAAGGATTTCCCTGGCGTGCGTTATGGCTCTATCGAACTCAGGGTAAGTTTCTCGCCAGTTGCGTATTGTCGATTCATCCACATCAAAACGCTGAGCTATATACCGGTTGGATAAAGGCTTCCCGCGTGCAAGTGCAGCATTCAAAACAGTGCCGATAAATTCCTTTCTAAACTGGGATTTTTTGCTCATGCAGACCTCTTAAAAATAATCATTGCGCCAATTGGTCATTTATTAAGCAGTGGCGATTTTTCCGCTTTTTTCCTCGGACTGAAGCTCGGAAGTTCCGAGGGTCTAGCCCACGGCTACCAAGGTCCGAGAGCTACTTTGAAAAACCTCGGAATTTCGCTGTTTTCCCCAAACCGACAAATTAAGACGATCAACCCGCATGAAATAACGATCCAATGGAAAGAACTATATATTCCACTATGGCGTTTTCTGTGGATAACTCAGAGGTCGTAATCCAGTGATGGCAGGTCGCCGATCAGATGGCCATAAACATCGGTGGTGACAGATGGTTTACTGTGACCAATCATGTTTGAAATGGTTGTGGTATTCACACCGCGCTCTATCAGAATGGATACGGCAAAGTGGCGCAGGTCGTGGAAACGAGAAATACCATAGGCATCAAGCACGCGGCGCATTTCACCCTGATTGCTGTATCCCAGCCCCATCGGGCGACCAGTGCGGTGCTGAGCTATTATCGGGGATGAAGTCCCCATTAACTCATGATTAAGCAGTGAGAAAAGTGCACGGGGCATAGGAACCTGGCGCTGAAGGCTGGTTTTGAGTCCTGGCACGCTGACTAATCTGGGAACAATGTGTTTATTCACCGTGATTATTTTCTCTGTGATATCACGATAGGTCAGAGCCAGAATCTCACCGATACGCAGACCACAAACCGCACCAAACCAGGCGGCAATACGTTCACGCAGCGGGGCTTCTTTTAACAGCTTCTTAATCGTTGACCTGGACGGGATATTTTTTGCCTTATACCGTGGCTTCTTCCGCTTACGAAAAGGGATCGTGGTAATCAGGTTGTGCCGACGAATCTGAATAAATGCAGAACGCAGTACATTCAGTGCAGCCGGTGACACAGACAGCTCCAGCTCACGGCGACTAATTTGCGGTACGGGACGGCTAAGAATCCGCCCATCTATTACCAGCAAGGTAGCGCGTGATTTGTTGTAGTAACTCAGGGAGATCGGTTTCTCATCGTTCAGCCTGTTGTGCAAATAGCCGAGATAAAACCAGATAAGCTTTTGCAGGGTCCATGACTTACGATCCTCTGCTGATTCAGCACTGCTCACACTGAGAGCGGACTCCTCAACATCCCAGAACAGTGCGGCGGCCTCGTCCAGGGTTCTGAATTGAGGATGCTTACTGCTGCCTGTTATTTCATGTTTGTAGTGGACAACAAAACGTGGCTTGCCATCGCTGGCGGAGATGATTTCTTTTATTGAAGCCATGAACCTTACTCCGGCGTGAACGCACCCAGGATGAGCACGGTTAATTTCCGCTTCCTCGACTGCCAGCAAGCTGGCAGTACTTCGGCGAGCGTTGCAGGGGTTTATGCTGGTTATTTAATTTTAGCCACGGGAATAACGAATACCGACTTACACGGAAACAGCGCGTTTGTGCTGTTTTCTTGATGTGGCCAACGCAATTAACAGCATTTAATAAAATCAGCTTAGTGGTGTGAGTTGGTCAGCTACACTTAACATGTACTTTTTCAGTAAGTACGATGTTCTTTTCAAGCTCCCGGCACAGTGAATTAGTGCCGGGATTTTTTTATCTATATCTTTTTGCCATTCAGGCGGGATAACAGTTTCTTTTCAAGCAAATTAACTACCGTTACGCCGGACCAGGATGATATTCCGCAAGCAACCGCCGTTCCGGTGTAGTGCCACTGAAAGCGCACAGCGAGCATCAGCACAAGCGCACTCGCAAAGGTTGAGATGATGATTTGGCATACCGCGCCCCAGAACGACGTCGGCATGCCAGAAAGAATGCTGTGGGCTATCTTCGATAACACACCGAGACCTGTAAAAATGGCAACGAGGATATACCCCGCAATTTCGTCTTCTGGGGGTTTGAATGGCATGGGATTTCGTCCATAAAAAAGCCCCGCGATAAGCAAGGCTTGAGGGTCATAGCGTAACAATGCCAGCGGCTATGACTTGGTGATGTTTTTTGAAATAAAAAAAGCCCCAACAGAGTGAGGCTGAGTAAAAACGAATACTCGATTAAGAAAGCTCTAAGGAGATACCGGGATAGGTATCAGACTGAACGCTGAGCGGCATGAACCTACAAGCGTATAAAGCAATATGGGAACACCCAGCGTTCAGACTGATACGCTCTCCAGTCGCTCCGGGTTAACCCATCTTCGTAGACTGAAAAGCATATGGTGCGATCGGTGGGAATCAAACCCACCCAGGTGCTAAAGAAGGTAGTACACCTGAATATCAATCGACCGCATTGGTACCGGTTAACGGAGTTGAACCGCTGTCATCCTGATTTTGCAATCAGGCGTTCTGCCTGCTGAACTAAACCGGTAAAAAAGACCCCGCAACGACGAGGCCTGAGCAAATCCTGGACTCAAAGCAAACGGTTCTCACACTACATGTCGCCAATAATGCGACAGGGCAAATCCTACATAGTTTATGCGTGTAATAATTCACATTTCATGCTGAATCGATTCAATTCAAAATGCCTTTTCAAAAATAACGAAACACACAGAAAACGGATGACCTTAGCATTGGCTATATACTGGAAAATTTAAGTTGGAGCGGTCAGCGGGAATCGAACCCGCATCATCAGCTTGGAAGGCTGAGGTAAAAGCCATTATACGATGACCGCTTTTTTGGTGCCGACTACCGGAATCGAACTGGTGACCTACTGATTACAAGTCAGTTGCTCTACCTACTGAGCTAAGTCGGCTTTGGTGGCCCTTGCTGGACTTGAACCAGCGACCTGACGATTATGAGTCGTTCGCTCTAACCAACTGAGCTAAAGGGCCGATGTATATTGCGCCGGAGGGAATCAAACCACCCAAGTTTTATTACGGTGGCAAGACCTGAATATCAATTGACCGCACTGGTACCGGTTAGTGGAGTTGAACCGCTTCCATCCTGATTTTACAATCAGGCAATCTGCCTGCTGAACTAAACCGGTAAAAAAGGCCCCTCGACGAGGCCTGAGCAAATCCGGGACTCAAAAAACAACTACGATTACCCTACAAAGTATCACCTGCAAGCGACGGGATGAATCGTATACAGTTCACATGGGTTACTATTAACATTTCATGCTGAATTTTTTCGTTTTAAAACGCCTTTTCAAAAATAGACAGAAGCAATACAAAGCGAACGGGATTTAGCGCTGACGGAGTGCTGGAAAATGTAAACCGGGCATTAGCAAAAAATCGTCCCCGCATCATCACCTGCCTGGAAGACTGGGGGTAATAGCCATTAATCCTATCTCGCCAACGGTTTGATTAAACCTCTCCTCCTCGATCTCCACACCTATCGCCCTACGCCCCAGAGTAAGAGCTGCTTTGATAGTTGAACCTGACCCCATAAAGAAATCAGCTACCACATCTCCGGGTTTGCTACTGGCATCGATAATCTGCTTCAGCATGTCGGCAGGCTTTTCACAGGGGTGCTTTCCTGGATAGAACTGAACGGGCTTGTGTGTCCATACATCGGTATACGGAACAGACACTGATACCGCAAAAGGACGCCGGAGCGCTTTAAACTCACCCAACAGAGCAGAATATTTCCTGTTTAACGAATGCCATGCGGCCTCCAACTGGTGGTGAGGCTTATCCAACTCGTGCTTCGCATGCTTATCGATGGCTACCTGATTGAACAGCGCCTGGAGCTTTAAATAGTCTGTCTCATTTGGCAATTGCCACTGGCTGGCACCGAACCAGTGCGAAACCATGTTTTTCTTACCCGTCGCTTCCGCAATCTGTTTTGAGGTCACCCCCAGAGCTGCCCGGGTATTACGGAAGTATTCAATCAACGGGGTAAACACATGCTGTTTGGTGTCGTTGCACTGCTCTACATAACTGTCGGGCTTATACGGTCCAGGGTAATGCTCTGCGAACAGCACGCGCTCGGTCGCAGGGAAATAAGCCCGCAGGCTTTCTTTATGGCAACCGTTCCAGTGTCCAGAAGGTTTCGCCCAGATGATGTGATTCAGAATATTGAAGCGATGTCGCATCAGCAGCTCGATATCAGCCGCCAGTCGATGACCACTGAACAGGTAAATGCTGCCATTAGGTTTCAACACCCTCCAGAACTCAGCCAGGCACGTATCAAGCCAAGCCAGATAATCCTCATCGCCCCGCCACTGGTTATCCCAACCGTTTGGTTTCACCTTGAAATAAGGCGGATCGGTAACGATGAGATCGACGGAATTATCGGAAAGGGTAGCAAGAACTTGAAGACAATCAGCGTTGAATAACTCAACACTGTTTAAATTTACAGTATTTTTCATAGATCAGTAAACGAGTCTCTGATAGGCTCACTTTGCTTTAGCGCTAAAGCGGTGGGCCTCGGTTCGCTTGTGACCTTAAGACATGAGCGAATGGCTGGCTGAGTGCTACAACACCCACCAGCCGCCCATTTTCACTGCAGAAGCCTCCGGTTAATGGAGGCGCTTGTAACATCCAATCTGGTATTCCGATAAACCCGCCATTACTAACTGCGTCAGTATTAACTGGCATCGTTCACGCGTCAGATGTGTATTCTGGGCGATTTCCCCAACGGTTGCCGGCTTGTCACTTAATTCTTTAAATACAACCTTTGCTGCCTCTGTCATATCTTGCTGTTTTAGCATGACTTTTATCCATTTCGTTTCTGATGACATACAGATAACTCTGGTCGGGTGAGCCAGCAAGATGAAAGTCAGTATTCCCGTCTAACAGCGCAGTAAATGCGCTTATAAAGCGACAAAACCCCAGCATGATGCCGAGGTTTCCTATTTGATAAGTGCTGTGTCTTTGTGACGACTCTTATCACATTACGATATCTTTTGCGTACGCGTTAGCTTTTTCGTATTCTCGCTATATAACAACTAAGAGGACACACGGAATGGCGGGAATCGACTTTTCTTTTGAAGGTTTATGCATTGAAAGAGTGATCGCACACAGAATATTTCCTCGTTCAGCGTCAAAAACGATTATCCCAGCGAAATTGAGTCAAAAAATTCTTAACTTCTCAGGTGAAGCAATTGATGCCCTACAACTTAGGATTACCGAGGCCTTAGCCGCACGCTCACATGGAATTGAGATGTCCATCAGAGATGGTGTAGCAGACAGCTTTCTTAATCTTGCAGCATCAACGATGCATAATAGTGAAGATATTTTCATTAAATCCAGTCACCGTTTAGCAAATAAACTTACTGAAGCACAATTTAATGTAGGTGCTCCTGGTGGGATTCTTATTATTGTCTCTGGAGATGTTGGCGACGAGCAAAAGCCATTTTACGCTGTAATTAAGGCTGAAACTCAAACAGGATTTAGTACTCATGAAAATGACGAACAATTAACAATGCATTTTCTGAATGAACTTTTATTAACACCATCACAACGATTTTATAAAGTTGGTTTTATTGTTGAGCAACAAATAAATGAGGTAGATGAATCAGGAAATTATCCCTCATCGGCGTTTCGGGCATTCTTATTTGACCATTTGATGACAGCAACTGATACAAGCAAGGCCGCTTCATACTTCTATAATACATTTTTAGGGATGGATATAAATTCATCATCTAAAAAACTAACACAAGATTTTTATGAAACCACTCGTAAATTTATAAATGATGCAAAAATACCTGAAGAACAAAAACTTGATCTTCATGAGGCTTTAAGATCAGAATTAAGGTCTAAGAAAGCCACTGTTAATATAAATTCATTTGCAACAGAGCATTTTCCCGATGAAATTAAAGAAGATTACAAAAAAATCGCAACTGAAAATCATCTTCCGCTAAATTCTTTTTTGAAAGACATTGATTACATTGCATCGAAGTTAAAACGTCGAAGCAGATTAGTTTTTTCCAATGACATTTGGATGTCTATACCGCCCGACAAAATTAAGGACTTAGTTGAAATATTACCAAATGAGGATCATAATACAACCATCCTTAAAATTAATGGTAAGCTAACGAGTCAGTTATGAGTGCCTATGATGAGTTTCACCGATACCTAACTGATAACCATGATGCTTTCGCTTCATGGGGGAAATATGTATCTGAAACCATCTCTAAACTCTTGCAAGAAAAACTAGGTCTTGAATCGTTCAAGACCTTCATAAAAATACCTGTAGTACCAAGGGTCAAAGAAACCAGTTCAGCTTTAGGAAAGGTAGCAAAAAAAGGATATGATGACCCTATCAATCAAATGACTGATTTGGTAGGCACTCGATTTGTTGTCTTATTATCGGAAGATATTACTACAATTTGTGAAACAATTGAATCAATTGAAGCATTCGATTCAGTTGTTTCCAAAAACTATCTTGATGAAATAGATTTAAATCCTAAAATATTTGATTATCAGTCTAAGCATTATGAAATAAGACCATCAAATGATGTGGAAATTGATGGAATACATATACCAACTTCAATTTGCTGTGAAGTCCAAGTTAGGACTCTCCTGCAACATGCATATGCGGAGTTAGTACATGATAGCATATATAAACCGGTTGGAATTGTTCCAAAATCGGCAGAAAGGCATATAGCACGAAGCATGGCCCTTATGGAGACCACTGACGATTTATTTTGCTCCACAATGAAACTTTTGTATGAAACAAATATTGAGCGCAATAAATTAAATAAACACCTCATTGACATCTATAATGATTACGTTGGTTCTGGATTTATTCATTACGATGAATCAACTAACTTTTTAATACTGGATACGTATAGAGAATTTTTAACTGAAAATATCGAAACTGAAATAAGAGAATTTATCTATGCAAAAAAATTTATTGCAAAAAAAATACAAGCAAGAGCCCATACAAAAACACTATTTTCCCAACCTGGAATCTTATTCATCTATTACCTTATAAAAACCTCCCCCTTAGAAAGCATTATGTCAAAGTGGCCTCTCCCTGGATATATTCCAGAAGCGGAAATGGCCTTTAGTGATTTAGGTGTAAGCTCAAGACGGTAAGAGGAGTCAGCTTCCCCTTACGATTCTATAATAATCAGTTTAGTGTTGATAATACTCCATCTATAAATCCTAACGCTGTCTGCATATCTTTCCTGATCGTCCCATCCGAGCACTTCCGCCTCTTCGCTATCGCACGCAACGAAATACCAATGACAAAGTGAGCAATCACAAGTTCGTACTCATCAGGCTTATACTTCCTCAGTCTTGCCACGCAGCCATCAATCATGATCCCTTCATCATCACAACACTGAGGGCGTGATTTCTTACCATGTGGGAGCAGACCTTTAAAACCTGCAGCTATTGGCTGCCAGTCAACGCCACTGCTATCGGAAGCGGCCCATGCTCCCCAGCGGTCTAAAACATCGTACATATCACGCATTATGCTTTGCCCTCGCCGTCTACGTTACCTAGCCAGTCAGGATTACCACCCAGACGACGAACCTCATTTTTCAGTACCATGTTTTCCAGAATCAACTCGCAAGTGTTATCGCGGTTCATTGCAACTTGCCTGAGCAATTCTGCATAGCAGGATGGTGTAACCAGGCTACAGAATTCTTCTTGAGCTCGGTCAAGTTCCACAAACAGTTCTTCATCCGCTCCAATGCCGATACCATCAGGATCACCGGCCTCTCCCTCCCTCTCCTGCTTTTTGATCTCTTCGTAAATACGAAGGTATTTTTCCATTGCAATAGTGGCGAGTTTGTTTTTCATGGCTATACCCTCGTTACGTTATTTGCTTCCCATTCCAGATCGACTTCGCTCTGAAGTTTTCCGGCCAGGTAGTTAAATGGTGTGTTTTTGCCTTCAAGGAACTGGTGGGAGCGCGAGTCGAAGCTTGCGCCAATATCCCCAATCCAGCCTTCACCTTCTCGCTGCTTCAGCAGACGGATCATCGAAGAAGGCAGCAGAAGCGAGGTTTGCTGGTCTTTGTCCAGGCTATCATATCCGCTCTGATCGGCCTTTCTTTGAGCCAGCTCGCGAGAAATATTGCGCCATACAGACATTACATTATCCGGCATGTCTGTAAGCGCTCCCGTCCCTTTCACGTCCATCTTCCCTGTGGGAGCAGCCTCGTTGTTGGTTTTCCGGGCATGAGTAACGAGAAGCACATGGCAGTTATGTTCGTTTTTGAAGTCGCACAAGGTATCAATGAAATTCTTCTGCCCGGTGAAATCCTCCTCGTCGAGTCCACACTTTGCCAGGTTATCGATAACAAACAGCTCGATCCCGTAGCGACGTCGAGCATAAGCGAATATTTCCAGCAAGCGCCCGGCTTTCGCCGTTCCGGTCAATTTGAAAACCCAGAGGCGATCAGAAAACCAGTCATTTGTCATAACGATTTCAGCATGGGCTGGCGAAGCTGTGCAGATGGTTTGCCGGGTCAGACGTGCAAGCATCTTTCCGGGCTTCAGTTCAAGTGATGCTATGCAAGTTCTTACCCCCTGATTCATGGCTTCCACCGCAATATGGCCAACCAGTTCAGTTTTGCCGTGACCGTTCACCCCATTGACCAGCGTTAGTTCTCCAGCACGGAATTTGAAATTATGATTCAGCGATTTCCATGGACTACTGAACAGTCCTACATCCCGGTGCTCAAAGGCTTCAATGGTCTCTTGCAGCAAATCGCCGGCAGAGCAAAGTTCGTCAGGATCAAAAAACTTAGCCCGCTCCAGATACTCAAGAACATCGTTGGTATCCATTCCAGCCAGCAGGCATTCGTTGATATCTTTGTGTGGTAACTCAACCATGCGGCAACGATGCTCACCCAAACGACGGGCGATTTCTTTCGCAGCCTCCCGCCCCACGTCGTCGTTATCCAGGCTGAGCCAGATTTCATCGAAGCGGTCCAGGTTGTGATATTCGTACTCAATCCACTGCTGCTTCGCCCCCTTTCCGCCGCCAAACGGCACTGAAAGCGCTGGTAGTCCGTACTGGGTGTACGTCATACAATCAATTTCGCCCTCGCACAGCACCACCAGGCGATCCTTCGGTTTAAGAGCTTGCCAGCCGAACAGGCAGGGCTCGCAATCAGCTTCTGCCATGATCAGCTTTTTGCCATTAGGACGTTCAGTGCCAATGCGCTTCACCTGCAACAAATCGCCATTGCGAATATACGGGTAAGCAACCGCGGGAACCTCCCTGCTCTCATCGTGCAACCATACAACGGCATCAGATACACGAAACATATCAGCGGTCTCGCGAGTAATCCCTCTCGTACTCAGATACTCGTAGCACTGATTCGCCTTTTTGACGCCCTTTTTCGTAGGACGGGAAAAGTCTTTTTTCTTCGCCTGAAAATGATGATCGTCGTCTTTGAGACCCAAAAACTCTTTCGCCTCGCGCATAGCATCATGCAACTGGCAGTTACGCACCAGTACCCATAAATCCAGCAGGTCTCCACTCTCACCACTGGCAAAATCAGACCAGACCTTTTTGCCTGTCAGGTTAATCTTGAGACTTTTACCCGCCTCACCATTGATGCTCCCAACACACCACTCATGGCTTTCCTGATGTCCTTTTGGCAAAAGAAATTTCGCCACTCGCTCTGCGTTATCCCAGAGTTTTTCCGATAGCACTGATGGGGTCATTATGAACTCCGTAAATCAAATTTCTGAAAACACCACGTCACGAATTCCCCTCGCAAAATGCCGTTGTTATATCCGGCCATTAGCAAACGTTTGAGGAATGATTTCATGAGCGATATCCACCGTTATGCGCACGAGCAAGCGCGGCTGGATTGATAAATATCTCGGCTGAGCCGTCGGTTGATGGTGTGCACCATGAAGAACCCGGAGGCTGAGAACTGGGTAAAGCCGGAGTTGAGCGTTCATCGTTCCAGCGTTCGCCGTTGAGGTACGAAGTGGGCAAAAGCTTATCCACTCCCAGCTCGCTAGCCTGCACCCGCCGGCGGATATCCGCAGCCAGAATCGATGCGAAGTCTTCAGGTGTACCGTGCTTAAGTTTTTTCCATTCCCGGTATTTAGCCCGAAATGCTGAACGGGATTTAACCTTCGCGTCTTTGCGTAAACCTGCAATCCAGAAAATATCTTCGAAAACCGTATCGACTGGATCTGACTTATCACCTCCATCATCGGCTTCTTCCGGGCCCTCACACTCAACCTGCGCAGGCATATTTTCTGGTTCTGAAAAAGCATCGTCGCCAGTCCGATTCGAATCGGACAAAGTGTTTAGTTCCTTCCTTTCCTTTCCCTTCCCTTCCTTCCTTTCCCCTTGGTTCGCGTGGTCGTCGCGTTCGCCACGCGTGACAGTCGCGTCAGAGGCCGCGCCATTACTAGATTTAACAATTTCACAGTCTGAAACAGCCGGAAGATCAGATTTTGACTCCTTATTGTTAATTACCTGGTGGTTTTTGAACGAAGGAATCACGCCATATTCACCCGTTTCATTCGCGTATTTAACGAGAAAACCACGCGTGTTTAACGCGTGAAGTACGCGTGACATATCAACGGAATCATAAGGAAGTATCGCGGCCTTAAGGCGTAAAGGACGCCATTTGAATCGCCCTTCTCTGTCACACTGAGTCCATAGCCCAATGAAAGCCAAACGAACTGGCAAGCCAGTTTCCTGTTCCAGTTCGAACAACTCATCATGCAGGAAGAACTCAGGCTTTATGGTTCTGATTCGAGCCAAAATAATTACCCCTGCCCGCTGCTGGTTACGCTTACGAAATTACCGGTTGCATTTGGACCTGGAAAGATATCTTCGATTGATACTCTTTCTCCGTTCTTACTGAGCGCAACCACAAGTTGGTGGCATGTCTTGATGTCAGGCTGTCTTCTTCCTGATTCGTAATGACCAATAGAGCTAATAGTTTGACCAATCTCCTCCGCTAATGACTTTTGAGTCATTCTTAGAGATCGTCTTAGTGCTTTCAGATTATTCATTCTGTTCTCCTCATGGATAAACTAAATGTACAATATGTAGTTTACATAATCAAACAAACTGTACATATTGTGCATTGAGCAAAACTACACAAGGTGTATTATTTGAACCATGAAAAAGAACTGGAACGAACTGGCGAAAACCAGACTGAATGCACTTGGCATGACCCAAGCGGAGCTCTCTGAAAAAATGGGGGTGACACAGGGCGCCATGGGGCATTGGCTTAACGGCCGAAGAAATCCATCCCTCGCAGAGGTTGGTGCTATCTTTCAAATACTGGGTATAAACGGCGCATCACTTAATCCTGATGGAACTTTTACAGTTTCTGAGGACTTAACTCTTCCTCCAGTTAAACAGCAGTATGAATACCCATTGTTTACCACCGTGCAGGCGGGGCAGTTTACAGATGTAGGCACATATACGGAGCGAGATGCTCAGCAGTGGATAGCGACAACTAGTAAGGCAGGACCAGATGCGTTCTGGCTAGAGGTTAGCGGTCATTCTATGACTGCTCCACCGGGAACTCGCCCGAGCTTCCCTGAGGGCATGCTGATTTTGGTAGATCCTGCTGAAGACGTAGAGCCAGGTGACTTTTGCGTGGCGGGAATACACAACGACTCAGAAGTAACATTTAAACGCTTTGTTTGGGAGGACGGCCAGCCTTGGCTAGAACCTTTAAACCCAAACCCGCGCTATCAGAGCATCCCATGCAATGAGAATTGCCGGGTTATCGGAAAGGTAGTAAAGGCTCAATGGCCAGAAGATACTTTCGATTAACTCACCTCTTTTAGAATACAAGGTCGCATTTATTGCGGCCTTTTTTTATTCCCATGCCATACAAAAAGAACACCACCTTCAATATATTTAACCTTATTAATCATACACTTTGTACATATTCACAAAATAAATGTACAAATCGTATAGACAGTATAATGTACGTTTTGTAGTATTAACTCATCGGCAAACAACGGAGCCAGTGAGATGAAATCTAAACCAACCACCAAAAAACTCTTCCAGCTTGTGGATATCAAAGATTATCGCTACGACAAAGGGTGCTCACATATTGATTATGGTGATATCGCCACTGATTGCGACACCAAGACAATTTCTCTACTCGAAGCAATTAATCATATCAGCATAAGTATTTTTTCTATGGCTGATGAAGCCGAATTAGATAATAAGAAGATCAGTAATCTCTCTTGCATTATTGCCGATCTAGCTGAACTTGGTATTGCAACAAATAAAATTTCACATACTGCTGCGTATCTATCAGGCGTACAGGATGGCACTCATGGTTCATGAAATCAGCTTGGAAAGAATACAAGAAAAAGCTCATCAGGCAGAAATTATTTGCCGCATGATGGAGTCTTATCCAGATCGTATGGCTGACTCTGAAATTACAGCTATTGCCTCTTTACTTCGTCGTTTGACCGGTGATGTTGCAGCATGGCTTATAGAAGAACAGGCAGCACGGGAGAACCAACAATGACTATGTGCCTAGCCGATGCAAGCTGCAGAGTTCAACAGGCAGAATCTGTGTTGAGTATGTGGTTGGAGTCTCCGAGAGATGATTACGAAGCTAATTTAATTGCATCGATAATCACAATTCTAAATGGTGTTAATAAGGCAATTGAAGAAGCAGATAAAAATATAGCCTCCATCAAGAAATAAATTTCAAATAGCTTTATAGAAATACAGCCTAATCGCTGGGGAACTCCACAGCCAAAATTCGGCGGAGATTTAATTATGAGTTTTATTAAAGATATCGCGGCATATAAAACAGCACAACTCTTTGCAGCACACGGGCAAGAAGTTATCGCCACGTTGTATCTAAGAAAAGCATACGGGAAATAATCATGTCCAGTCTGATTAAAACACGTCGTCGCCGTATCGTCATTGCAAAGCTTGACTCAATGCTGCGTAAAACTGGAGGTCATTTTGCTGTGCTCAATTTACCAAACATTGAGGTGACCACGGTTGAGTTGAACGAAGAAATCTTAACCAAAGCATTAATTAAGGTCTTTGAAACGATGGTCTACGACTCAAACAAGCGAGTCGATGCGGAGAAACATATCTCTGAGCACTACAGCGCATGTATGGGGCGGCAATTAAATAAATTATCACCTCTGGGGATGGAATTTATGAATGCGGTTATAGCGAATTTAGCAGAGCAGGCATTCGAGCATAAAGGAGTCAGCAATGGTAACTGAGCAACGAACCATCAGCTATATGGGCGTAAATATTCCGGCCCCAGTATTACCCATTGAGTTGCATGTTTTGCCCGATTTTACGGGGCGCGTAGTTGTCCACTTTGAAAAAGGGCGTGCCATTTGCGATCGCCGCCTTCATGAAAGTGAACACGTGGCCACCCTAGATGAATTTTTAGAGCTGGCCCGCATGGCTGGATACAAAGTTGAGGAATGAGAAATGACCACCAGCAAAGTTAAAACAGGTATTGACGCAGCATTCAGTCGCCCTCTCCGCCCAGTGTATATCGTGACACGTCACGGATACCGCAAGCGTTGCCTGAGCCGTAGTGCCGCGCTGAACAACCTGGCGCATTACATGACTACTCATGTTTTCCGTCTGGTTGGTATCAGGACCCACCATCCAGATATGCCAGTCCAGCGAGATGGCGTAATAGTCCACCAGCTCGGCCTACCAACTGAAGTTTACCTGTCTGCTCATGCCCGCTGCATTCGCCGTATTCGTCGTTTGCTGGCCCGTAAACGTGAGATCCAGCAGTGGCAGGAAAAGCACGACGCACTGACTGATCGTTACCGCGATTTCATGAAAACGAAGCCGTTTTAAGGGGATGGTATGGCAAGCCAGGATAACGCAAACATTTTTTCGGTGGAGTCCACACATAAGATTCCGAATGTGAAACACCTTCGTCGGCAATCGAAAATTTACAGTCCAGAAGAATTTCTCGCACTGCCAATGGTGCAGGAATACATAAAAAACAATCCGAACCAGTATTTCGTCAATGAAGAGACTGGCGAGCAAATGATGGCTCAGGAACTGGCAGAGCTTTACTGCTCGGTTAATAACGGCAAGAAAATGAAGAAAGCCCTACGTCGCGCATTTGGAGGTAAATCGTGAGTAATTTAATAACTAAAAATTTTCGCCTAAACGCGCTGGCTAACCAGTATGCAGCAGCAGTTCATAGCCATCTCATTAAGCAGAACGCCGGCGAATGGTTTAACGTTAACGCCGATTCATTCCCTATCAGGGTGAATATTGTTGGAGGTATTACAGGAGTCAGGCAGCTTGTCGATGCTTACTTCCTCGAGGCACTGCAATTGAACTATCAGGGATGGGAGGCGGTAGCCATTGCACTGTTTGATAAATGTTTAGCGAAAGATAAATCGCTCAATCAGACGGGAATTGAAATCTGGGAGAGCATGATATCCGATATGGGATCAACTGTTTCAGGTGATGGTAATGGCTGAGCATGCTGACCTGAACGACACGCTGGTGAAAGCCAGCGTCCAGATTGACGACGGATGTGACCATACAAAGCAGCTGGTTTGGAAGATGAATGCCAGGCGGGATATGCGGAACGGCATCAGTGTACCGAGGCCACCAGCTCCCAAGGTAGCAGCGGCGAAGATCGGACCGAAGAAGAAGCCCCGGAAACGGGGTTATCGAGTAGTGCAAAAAGCGATTGGCGCAGTGTGAGGTAAATAATGAATACAGTCTTTTTATTGCTTGCGGAGTTTGGCACCCCCACGATTCTTCTCGCGGATGTCTCAGAAAAATATTTTGGCATGAAACCAGCGACGGCTGAAAAGAAAGCTCTATTGGGGGAGCTTCCAATTGCCACATTTCGTGCATCTGAAAGCCAGAAAGCTCCAAGGATGATTCACGTTCAAGACCTGGCCGACCACATCGATCAGCAGAGGAAAAAAGGCAAAGCATTGT